TGGAGTATTAGAGCCTGTAAGAGCAAAGTTTGAAAAACCAATTATAGTTACATCTGGCTATCGTAGTGAGGAATTATGTGTAGCAATTAATTCTTCAAAAACTTCACAACATACAAAAGGACAAGCAGTTGATTTTGAGATTGCTGGTGTAAGTAATTTAGAACTAGCTTTGTGGGTTCAAGGGCATTGTCTTTTTGACCAACTGATTTTAGAATTTTGGAAAGAAGATGAGGGTGCTAATTCAGGGTGGGTTCATTGTAGCTTTAATCAAGACTCAAACAGAAAGCAAGTTTTGACATTTGATGGAAAGAACTATATTAATGGATTACCAGAGGCTAAATGGTCTGGTGGAAAATTAAGTAATTAATATGGCTAAAAAAACTAAAACTAAAAAAGTTCCTAAAGGTTATCATAGAATGCCAAATGGCAAACTGATGAAAGATTCAGCTATGAATAAAAGAAAAAAAAATACTAATGGCTAAACAAAACGCACTACAAAAAATAGAATCCCACGAAAAGCTATGTCGCATTATGCAAAAATTAACTCACGATAAAATTAACATAATAGAAGAAAGAGTAAGAAGATTAGAAAAGATTTTACTAATTTGTACTGGTTCATTAATTAGTGCTATGGGGTATTTAATTATAACCCTATCAGGTTTATAGTCTTTACAAATAGCTAGAAATTAGTACAACTTATAACTGTATGAAGAATAAAAGAATACTTGTTATTTCAGATATGCACATTCCTTATCATCATAAGGACTCAATCAAATTTTTAAAAGAAATCAAAAAACAATTTAAGCCAGATAGAATAATTAACATAGGCGATAGCTTAGACTTTCACGCAATATCTATGCACGACTCTAACCCAGATTTACCTAGTGCTGGAGACGAACTTAATTTAGCAAGAAAATATATTAAAGAACTAGAAACAATATTCCCAGAAGTTACAGAAGTAGATAGTAACCATAGTAGTTTAGTATTTAGACGAGCATTAAAATATGGAATGTCTAAACAATTTATTAAATCTTATGGAGATTTCTTGGGTACTAAAAAATGGAAGTGGGTAGATAACTTAACTTTAACTATGTCTAATGGTCAAAGGTGCTTTTTTACTCATGGTATGAGTGCTGATATTTTAAAAGTATCACAAGCTATGGGTATGAGTGCTGTTCAAGGACATTACCATACTAAGTTTGTTATCAGCTGGTGGGCTAACCCAGATAATTTATTTTTTGGAATGAATGTAGGTTGTTTAACTAATCAAAAATCAATGGCATTTGAATATGCTAAAAATTTTAGAACAAGATTCATTATTGGGTGTGGAATTATCCTAGAGGGTATTCCAAGACTACTTCCAATGGTTTTAGATAAAAAGGGTAACTGGATAGGTAAAATTGTATAGGTTAAAGCCTCATAGAGCCATTTTAAAGCAGATAGGTGGTTCACATTATAAAGATATGCCTATTCAAGTATCTGATTATGTATATTCTAATAATTTTAATTGGTATCAAGGTAATATAGTTAAATATATTTCAAGATATAATAAGAAAAATCAAAATACAGATTTACAAATTCAAGATATTGAAAAAGCTATTCATTATGCACAACTTTTAATAGATAAGTTAAAAGAAAACAAATAATACAAATTGAACACTAAATCTGCTCTAATATATCATTTAAACGTCCATAGAGGCTCTTAGAGTAGTGCCTATTTTAAAATTTGATAGTTATGTTAATTTAACATATATAATAAATAAAAGGCTTTAAATCGTAAATGTCAAATAAATTTAGAAAGATTAAATGAATTGTTAAGTAACTCACAAAGCAATTTAACTTACCATGAAATTAGAGAAATTATAGAATATGGAATGTAATTTTATTGAAAAATAAAAAATAAGGAATATTAGGAGTGAATGAACTTCACTTATATAATTTATTCAATTCTTGTGGTATATTGGACAGCAATAATATTTGTAACAGGAAGTATATAATATGTGGTTATCATTAATAAAATTCGGTTTTTCTACTGCTGGAACTATTTATAAAAATAGGAAAGAAACTAAAGTATTAGAATCTATTGCTGAAAAGAAACAAATGCAGAGAGTTATTGATGGAGAGATTGAGATGGTTAAAACTATCAAACAACATCAGGCAAACGATCTAAAAGACGAAATCGTATTAATCTTGATTTCAATTCCATTATTAGTGTGTGCTTGGGGTATATTTTCTGATGACCCTGAAATTATAACAAAACTTGATGCTTTCTTTGACCAAGTAAATAAATTTCCTTTTTGGCTACAAGGCTTAATTATTGGTGGATATTCTTCTGTTCTAGGTATTAAAGGTGTTTCAGCATTTAAAAAAAAATAGTATAGTCTTTAAATGAAATTACCAGACGCAGTTATTATAGAGTTAGAATTTAGATTAGAAACAAGTCATAATCCATATGGTCATTTTGTAAATTTTAGATTTATAGATGTTGTTCCAAACAAAACTAAACTTCTTAGAATGATTTATGATATACAAAAGAATCCTGAAGTTGATCTGATAGATTATAATTATACAGAAACTCCCATTACATCTAAAACTAGCTTAAAGTATTTTGAAATAACTAGACATTAAATCTAGGGTGGAGAGAGAGAGCAAACCACCCATAGACCAAATTATTAACTCTCGCTAATAACTCTATTCACTAACTGATAAACAAGGGAGCAATCCAATTCTCGTTAGTGAAATTCATTAAGTCGGTTGTTTTCCATTTAAAGCTAAATCTCTTTTTAATTCACTCTGCCTCAAAGAGACGAGTTTATCGAGGTTATTATAGTGGTATCTAGCTTTTACTAAATTAGTTTCTGCTTCTGCATAAACTTCAACAATTTTTTTATAATCCTCATCTGTTCTGGCTTTATGTTCAGCTTCAATAACAGTTTTAGAATCTAGCTTATGTTTTAAGAAACATTTTGAATAAGTTGCTTTAAGACCTTCATGTAAAATTATAGCTTTACCAGCTGCTACACTCCATTCAATACTAGCTTTTTCTAATTCTTCATATGATTTATTACTTAATAGGTTGCTCATTCTTTTTCTCCTTTATTATATATTTTAAAGCACTTGTTGCTGGGTCAAATTCTAATTTATTACAAGACATTAACCCTATTGATATAACAATCACAAATATTATAGCAACTATTTTTGCAACAAGTCTATTGTATTTTCTATGTATTGGGTGTCCAAATATTATCATGGGTAGTTTAACAAGTCCTCTTGTTCTTCCTCTAGTTGTTTTATTTGTTGTTTTAAATGTTTGTTTTCTAACTCGTATTTTTCAGCTAAATTTCTTTGTTGTTTAACTTCTAAATACAATGCCTGTATTTCCTCTAACTTAATAGCGAAGTCTTTTTTTAATTCATAGACCTCGCTAACAAGTTTATAGTGTGTATCGCTTACTTTATCGACCATAATTAAAATGGAATCTCGTCGTCCATATCAGACATATTATTAACAGGCATAGCATTATCTGGTGCAGAGGGTTGAGCCTGTGTCATTGGTTGTGCTGTGTACTGTGGAACAGTTTGACCAATAGGTTTCATACCATCAACATTCTGGCCACCTTGATATGGCTTAACCATGTAAAGACAAACAACTTGCTCGGTGTCAGCACCATATTTAGTTTCTTTAGCTTGTTGAATTTTAGAACCCCATTTAAGATTGTAACCAGCTTTAGCATAAGCCTGAACTTCTGGAGTATTATACCAATCCATCACTTCGCTAATTGAATATAATTTTTGCGTTAAGCTACACATAAATTTAGCTTTAGTTGATGAAGCAGAATATTCATAGCTTGGTGCTTTCTTCTGCGTTTCATAGAGCCTTAAACTTAATCCGCAGAACTTCATTGAATAACTTGATTTATTATTTTGATACATTTTTTTTTCCTTTTTTTAGTTTGTTGTACTCATTGTTTCTTTTCAAAAAATCTCGTTCAAAAGTATCGAGAAATTTACAAGCCTTAAACCCTTTTAAATAACTTGGTTTAGGCTCATACATACGTAAAGATATTTCCTCTGTTGGGTCTTTAGGTATCTTGATTATTCCATAACTATCAATTTTTAAGTTACTAGAATCTTCTATTAGCTTTTTATAGGTAGCAATTTGTATTGGTTGATCTGGGTAAAATGCTTTAGATGTTTTAAAATCTAATAACAGAGTCTTACCATTTTTATCTTCAACGATAACATCAAAAGTACCACACACATCTAATTCTTGTGAGTAGCAAGTCTGTTCTGTTGCTAGAACTTTATAACCTTTACTATCCCACCAATTAGTGAACTTACCAAACATAGTCATTAAAGGTTCTGTTGTAGGTGGCACAACTTTTTTTTCATTAACATAATCTTCACAATAAGAGTGCATTAATGTTCCTGTTGTAGCATCTTTGATTTCAAGTTCTGCGATTTTCTTTTTAAGACTATCAATGAAGTTATAGATATAATCTTTAGATTTACCCTCGCTTTCTAATTGCCATTCTAAAGCAGTTAGAGGTAATTTTTTAGCCCAAAGCATAAGTGGTGCTTTACCAAATCTAGCACCTATCAAGGTCGTTACACCTCTTTTAACTTCTCCATTAACTTTGTATCTATACCTTTTATCTAAAGGTCTAAACTCTATTACGTTTTTGTGTTTATCTTCTCTTGTTATTACTGACATTGTTCTCTCCCTTATATTGTTTTTTATTTTCTGCTTTAGAAACACATACTCTATTATATTCTTCGATAAATATTTCTGTGCTTAAATTGTATTTTTCAATAATACGATTCATACTTTTGATTCGCTTATCTTGCCACAAAGTCTTGTTTGAACGGATATACATTCTCTCTCCTTTTTGTTAAAAATGTTAAGTTAGCATCTAATATCGGTTTAATCCAATAGTCAAATGAAACATCAAAATATTCAGATAATTTTTTAAGATTTATACTCTTAACCTCGTTAGTTCCTCTTTCATATTTCTGAATTTGTTGAAAGGTTATATTAATTGCTTTGGCCACCCTAGTCTGCGTGTAACCTTTAATTAACCTAATCTTCTTTAGCTGCAATCCTACAATCTTAGTAAAGATTAACTCATCATCTTTTTCACTTATTCTCCATTCTGCCATTAACTCTATAAGCGATTGGTTAATCTCTAGTACATTGGTATTAGTTCTTGGTTTGTGCATTTGTTTCCTTTTCTTTTTTGTAATTTAGTTTGTTTAGTTTTTTATCTATTTCTTCTATCAATCTATTATTTTCATTAATTTGAGTTAATAGAATAATTTTGTAAGCATATAATTGAACTTCACTTGTTTCTTTAAGATTGAGTTGCATTATTCTCTCCTTTGTAATTATGTTTATTGTTAAGTCTATCAAGCCAATCTGAATAGAAATCTAATCTATAATAGTATTCATTATAAAAATTAACTTCATCTTTAATAAGATCAGAATCAGTATTTGTAGACATTTCTTCTCTGTATTTAAGGTCTAAGTATTTAAACTTTAGCTTTTCCATTAAATATTTGTATTGATGTTTTTTAGTTAAGAACACTATGACCTCTATTGGTTAAGCAATTTCTGGTTAATGATTCTTTTTTAGTGTCCATAGTAGGACTCAAAGTCCAATACAGAATGTTACCAACAAAAGTAGTATTATTCTTTGCTAGTGTTTTACAATGCTGCATATCGTTTGTTATTTCTTTAGCTTGGTCTGTATTAAATGTTCCTGACTTTCCAGCAGTATCTATTAAAGGTTTATACGCACACGCAGATAATAGGGTGCAAGAGATCGCTAGGGTAAGTATCGTTTTTTTCATATCTATTTTCTTTCTCTCGTTATAAAGTTGCTTGGTGGTATTTAATTTGATGTAATTTCCAAGCCATAACTTTTTTTTTCTCCTTGATTGCTAACAGCTTTCTTATCAAGTCCTGTTCTTTTGTTATGAACTTGTCGTACTGCATTTGCAACTTTGGAAGTTTCTTGTCCATTGTTATTTTCCTTGTTTTGAACTTCATTTAAGAAGCTATCTACATGAGAACCCATTATAGATTCTTCCTGTAAATTTTTTATATCCTCTAAAGGTGTTTGAGGATTAAAGATTCTCTGAAACTTTTTAGAGATTTCTTTAGTGAATGTAGAGTTGTTAGGTATTTTCATTATTTCTTTCCCCATATTAAAACAATTACTATTGATAATACTAAAGCTAAATATAAATGTTCCATTATGCTCTCTCCTCTAATTTAATTGTTTCTTTTAGTTCTCTAATTTGACTAGGTAAAATTTTATAAATTATACCACTTGTTTCAACAACTATTCTTTTTGATTTAAATTCTAAAATAGTTGCTTTGTCATAATTACGATACATTGGAACACCTAAATAACCATTCCATTCTAAAGTAATTTTATCTCCAACTTTAAAGTGACTCATGTTTCTCTCTCCTTTGTTAGTTAATGTATTTAACATTTAAAAATAATACTAAAAATGAGTTGTATTGTAAATAGCTAAAAAGTGGCTATTTTATTAGCTTTTTTAACTAATTTAACCCTTACAAGTTTTATTTGTGGATTTATTTTAAAATTAGATATAA